GATATATCAAGTGTATTAACACCAACTGATGGAGATAATTTTATATTTTCATTTTTATTGAATGTTGGCCCAGACGCAGAACAAAATAAAAGTTTTGAAAGATGTATGAATCGTTTAATGAGGACTCCAGGTGACAATGATAAAGAAATGGTTTCATCATTAAAGGCATTAAATTCAATAAGTGATCTAGGCGAGGATACTAATGAAAAAAAAAGATTACTAGATTATGTTGAAAGAAAAATAAAAAAGTTTTTATCATTAAGAACTGATCAATTTGATAAGTGCATTGAAAAAATAGAAATATCAGATAATATATGTTCGGATGGATTATTTCCAAATGCAATGGATATGTTGTCCAGTATTTTAGATATGGAAACAGGAAGAGAAATAACTTCTGATACTGGGTTAGAAGAATCTAAAACCAAAAATGTATCTGAAAGACTTTTAAAATATGTCCCTCAATTATTAAAAAAAATATTAGAAATTTCAGACAACTATGAAAATGATTATTGTGGTGCTGTAAGTCCTAAAACCCAACTTCTACAAGAAATTTATGATAATTTATTCAAAAAAGAAATAACGATAAACATCCCGGAATTAGGATTGGGTGGGTTTTTTGAAGATTTCGATGATTATGGTATTATTGGGAAAGTTGTGCTAATGTTATTTTTTGTTTATATCTTAGCACAACTCATTTCTCTTTTTAAAGTAAATATTGCTGTTTAATATTAATTGATTTGAATTTAATAAGAATATCCAAGGGTTTTATAAAAATCTTTTTTTAGTATCTTATTTATCAAAGCATAATTTAACTTCATATTTGTATTTGTATAATCATTATTTACAGAAATCATAATGATCCCATTTTTTTTATATAATTTTTTTAACATTTTTAAATATTATAGTAATATTATGGAATGTTCCCTTAAATATGTAATGGTAATATTCATTACTATTTATCTACTACTTGAGTTTTTTTTTGAAAATAAAGAGAATTTCAGTATAACAATGGATGATATTATCTCAAACCCTGTAAAAGCTGGATCAATTGAATATACGGGAGGTGAAAAGGATAACCCTGATTTTTATCAATTTATGAATGCTGACAATATATTCAGGAAAAATATTCGCGATGAAACAAAATATTTTCAACAGATCAGAAAACCAGTCCCAGGTGATTATAAACCATATGAAGTAATCCTACCAGACAAATTTCAAGTCCCCCAAGTGAAATATGTCGATACAAGGAAAATTTTTGGTGTTGGTAAAATAGAGGATGAATTCAAGGAAATTGATTATAAGATTAATTCTCGCCAAGTAACAATGAGAGATCCAAATAATGATTGTCAGGGCGAATGGTCTCAATGGAATGAAGATAACTGTTATAATCCCCAAAAACGTTGCTCTCTAAAATATAGAAGATATAATATTACAAAAGAAAAAAGAGAACAAGGATTAAGATGTGAGTATAATGGTCGTGAGATTGATGACGGTGATCTTGACTATGATTATTGTTATGGCGGTAATAATGAAGAAAGATGTAATTATCAAGGTAATTTATGTGAATGCAATTTAGATGATATGGATGACCCTGACTCACAATGTGATGTTGAACTTAATAATATGTGTGTGTGCCCAGATGATATTGAATTAGATGCTAATGGTAGATGTTCACCACCACCACCACCCGAACCAGAAGATTCAGGTGCTGAAGATGCTGAAGGTGTGATACCGGAAGGTACAGAAATATATTATGGAATAATTGTTTATAGGGGTAATGCGCCATCTGAAGAGGAATTTATAGATTTATTAGTTGGTTATTTACAGGGTATCAAAGATGATATTAATCGAGATAGTATAAGTAATGTAAATGTAAGGAGAATATCTGGGACAACTACTTTTACCTTTACAGTAACGTGTATTAATTGTAGTGATATAGAGATACATATCCAGGATTTTGAAAGAGATCAAAATGATTCAGAAGAACATACTCCCGAAGAATTAAATATTATGTGTAAAAACTCAGCCCCGATAATTGATAATACTATTAGAAAATATTTAGATGGTTTAATGAAACTTGAATTTAATTGTAATATCGGTTATATTTCTGATAATGATAATGATAATGATAGTTTAAATTGTGTAAATGGAGAATGGGGATCCACGGAAGGTATATGTAATTTATGCGATGAAAATTTCCATGTTAAATCAAATAAGTGTATCCAATGTCCTTCGTCATCAGTAGTTCATCCTTCAGGCGACAACCCTATGAACGATAATACAACTTGTGCAGGTTCACCAACTCCTGCAACTCCTACAACTCCTGCAACTCCTGCAACTCCTGCAACTCCTACAACTCCTGCAACACCAACACCAACTGCAACTCCTGCAACACCAACACCAACACCAACTGCAACTCCTGCAACTCCTGCAACTCCTGCAACTCCTGCAACACCGTATGTCCCACCAACACAAGAAGAAAGTAGGCATGATGAAACATTACGAGAAACTATTCGTAGGAATTATATCATACTATTTGTATCATTTACGTTTATAATTATAATTATACTGAGTATGTTTGTTTATTAAAATAAATAAAATAAATAAAATAAATAAAATAAATAAATAAAATAAATAAAATAAATAAATAAAATAAATAAAATAAATAAATTTGAAATTATTTAAACTTATTTTCAATAATAAAGTGTTGCTATAAAAGTATTGAAAAGTTTCAGTTTCAGTTTCAGTTCAATGTCTGATATGATTCTAAAACAAAATATTGATAAAAATAATTTATCAATATTTATCCGTGATTTATCTTCTAATCTTAGCATTAATCTAAAACATATGATAGAAGATTCATTAAAAGAATATAAGAATGATGATAAGAATAAGAATAAGAATAAGAATAAAAATAAAAAGAAGAAAAAAGTTGTAATGAAGAAAAAGGATTTAATTATCCAAGAACAGAATAAACGGAGGGAAGAAGAAAGAGTCAAAGATGACTTACAAAAGATGGATTTTCTTTATGAATCAGTAAATTATTCAAAACCTTTGGAAAATTTAACAAAGTTAAAAACAGAAAAAGGGATCATTCATTTTAAATTCAAACTTTTATCTGATAAGAATCTTAACATTCGTTTTAAGATCTTACTCTATTTTGATCTTAAGGAAGTTAACGATCATGAATTATTAACAGATGAATATAAGAGTATTTTGGGAAAAATGAGATTAAAGCTAGAAGACTACGATTACAAATCTTTCATGATGAAAGAATTAGCTGACTACTTACCACCATTAAATAATACAAAGAAAGAATTAGATGAGTGGCAAAAAGAAGTCATCCACCATATTAATCAGAAAGAATCTGTAATTGTCAAAGCACCAACTTCGTCTGGCAAATCATTTGTTGCGATGGCAACCGGTATTATTCATGGAAAGATATTATATATTTGTCCCGCGAAACCTGTCGCGTTCCAAGTGGGTGCTCATTTTATCCATATGGGCTACAAAGTTCATTATTTAGTAGAAAACTTATCACACCATACATATGATTCGAAAACAAATATATTTATTGGAACCCCTTTAGAAGTTGAAAATAATTTATATCGTTTCAAAGAAAAGTTTGATTATGCGGTTTTTGATGAAATCCACAATGTAAATAGTGATATAGATGGCGATATTTATGAGAACATTATTAAACTAATTGATTGTAATTTCTTAGCATTATCAGCTACTATCAAGAATATTGATTTCTTAAAAGAATTATTCAATAAGATAAATTTAGAAAACAAAAAAACAATCCATTATGTAGAATATAATAAACGATTTATTAATCATCAAAAATGGTTATGGAACGATGATAAATTGGAGAAGCTACATCCATTATCTGGATTTAAGAATTTAGATAAAAATAAGTTAAAAAATTCACTGAACTTCACACCTGATGACTGTTCATCTTTATGGGATGTTATGGAGGACATCTTTGAAGATGAGGAATTTATAGATGATTGCTCACCAGATGAATATTTTAAGGAAGATAAACTCTTAACACTAGATGATTGTTGTCAATATGAAGAATATCTAAAAAATGTATTATGTGATATATCTGATAAATATCCAGAAGAAGTCCAGGAAGTATTTAATAATTTTCAAGTGAACATTAATAGTAATAGTAGTAATGATATTATTTCATTCATTAGGGAAGCAAAAAGTAAAGATATGTTGCCGATGATTATGTTTCATACTGATGAAAAAGTTTGTCGTAAGTTGTTTAATGATATTTATTCTTTCCTAGACAAAAAAGAGTACGAAGAATTCCCTTATCATTATGAAATTTTAGAGAAGAAAGAAGAATACTTTCAGAAATATATTCTGAAAAGAGAAGAATATCAAACAAATATTAAAGTTTCATCCACAAACGCCCGTTATGAAATAAAGGAAAAGATGGATATTTATGATAAAAAAGAAAAAGGTAATTTTATCAATGATATTCTTAAATTTTATGAACAGAAATTAAATGATATCACTAAAAAAGATGAAATTGATGAAACGTTGAAAAAAATTCAGTGTAAGAATCTTAAAAAAGAAATGAATTCGTTTTTAACAAATCCAGATTTTAATTCTCAGGATATATTCAAGAAACACACGGATTTTATATTTACAATTGGTAATCCGATGTCGGGGGATACAATTCGTGATGTTAGGAGGGAAATTATGAAAACATTGGGTATTAAAATTCCTTATGAAAGTCCATTATTTCAAATGCTAAAGAGAGGTATTGGTTTATATACAGAATCAATGCCTGATGAATACAATTGGATTTTACAGAAACTCCTAGCAAAAAGAGATATTGGTATTGTTATCTCAGATAAAACGCTTTGTCTAGGTATTGATTTACCAATCCGAACATCATGCTTCCTAGGTATTGAAAATGTTAAGTTCTCAAAGGACGAATATTTACAAATGTCGGGGAGGGCTGGTAGAAGGGGTTTAGATACTCGAGGAAATATTGTATTCTTTGGTGATATTGATTTTAAGGATTTAACAAATGGGGAGTTACCAGAGATTAAAGGTTCGGACCATAATATTCACAAGAATTATGACATCTTGGAATATTTAAATCCTTTAATGAAAGTTGAAAACATTTATGAAAATATGATTCATGGGGAAAGGAACATTATTGAAACGGAAAAAATTGACGAACTACAGAAAGCATCGTGGTTTTTGAGAAAATATGAAAATTCAAATATCATTTTAAATAAATTATTTGATATAGAATGTGAACTATATAGGATAGAAAATCAATATGAGAAAGAGGTTTATTTGTTAGATCAAATAAATGAATTAACATTAAATAAAGGAATAAATGAAATTTATAAGTTAAAAAAAATAGACCAATTTGAAGATATTTATCTTTTAAAGGAATATGTAAATGTTTCAATTTATCTTTATAACAATATTAATAAGGATAAATATATGATAACCAGACGCGTTACAAAAGAAATATTTACAAATTTAAATCATATTTTATTTACCTCTATTATTTAACAGTGGATTTCATTGAAACATTCCTTACATAAGCATTTATTATCATCATAATTTATTTTTGAACAAGAATAACAGAAACTTGCTCTATGAATTGAACCATCTGCTAATTTAAGGCAACAATCTTTACCTTGACACTTTCCAGCAATCTTACAATGGAAGAATTTTTCACAACCATTACAATGAATCTTAAGTTCATTTGACCCTAAACTGAAACCAGTATTGCATCCCCCACAAATCAAATAATCTTTATTCATGTGATCTATGAATTCTTGATCAACTTTAGAATTTTTATAATCATAATTTGTTTCTGGTAAGACCTGGTTGCGTTTGCTTTTTTTTTCTATCCTTTTAACCCTTCTTTTACAGCAAGACATCTTTTCTAATAATTTGATTATTTGAAAAATGAATATC